CCCCACCGCCGCCGCCGCCGCCGCCGCCGCCGCCATCTCCACCCCCACCATCACCACCTTCACCGCCGCCGCCTTCACCGCCACCTTCGCCGCTACTTCCTTCAGAACTGCTGGAACTGCTGCTTGATGAATCTGCTGCTGCGGCTGCTGCTGCTGCTGAAGATGCCGAAGCACCCATAGAATCAGCGGGTGCCGCTGGAGCCCCAGGAGCATCAGGAGCAGATGGTGCATCAGGTGCTGCGGGTGCATCAGGAGTAGCTGGTGCATCAGGCGGAGCTTCTGGAGATACTTCAGGAGATGAACCAGGACGCTCATCGCCTGCGGGCTGTGCCGCATTTGCCGCGCCAAAATCATTGTATCCGCCGACGCCTTCATACGTGCTACTTAGTGGGCCAACAGATGTTCCCCACATATCACTGCCATTAAATCCAAGAGATTCTTGCGTGGAAGTATTAGCTCCACCTAGTGTTCCGCCAATTCCACTATTGCCAATATCAAATCCACCCATGCCGCCAATGCCGCTACCAATTTGGCCGCTTTGACCCCAGCCAGAGCTGCCATTGAAGCCAGACAAAGAACCAGCATTTACAGAATCTTGCGTGTTAGTTTGATCCTGTACGTTCTCATTAGAACGATCAACAGGAGTTGGCATTGGAACGCTTTGTTCAACTTGCGCTGTCTGGGTTTGCGATGAAGTCGGCGCAGAAGTTGGCTCACTGCCTTTGCTATAACCAACAGAAGATGAGATTGGCGCAGCATTGTTGCTGACCAATGATCCCGCATTTGGGAGTCCAGCTAAACCAAGCGCCGTATTTGCTAAACCAACACCGGGAACAAATCCAACAGCAGTGTTAAGTGCAGCACCAGCAGGATTAGCAATAGCGTTGTCTAGGAACCCAATACCTGTGGGGCCTGTAGTAACACCAGAAGACCAAGACGTTCCCGGCTCTCCCTGCGTACTGCTGAAGCCTCCATCATCTGGCGCGGACATACCCGTGCCAGTGCCGTCACCACCGCCGCCTTGAACAAATTGACTTCCTTGTGCAGTTCCGCCACCGCCACCAGTACGTTGACCGCTACTGCCACCACCGCCACTGTCTCTCAGGGCTTGTGAAATCTTTTGCTCTTCAGCTTTAGTCAATGCTGACGGAAGTAACCCACCAATTGGCTGTTCTTTGCCTTTGGGAAAATTGACGGGCTCAATATCAAACGGACGCGGGGCAATCATTTCCTCCACATCTCCGCCATCCGCAAAGCCGGGGCGAACACGCATGAACGCTTCTTCAAGCGGCATATCCATAAGATTGCCGCCGACTCCCCCGCCATCAGCGCGTTCTACAGGCTTATCAAACAACGTCACTTCAGCAGGACGGATTTGAACATCAGCCATAGGCTCTTCACGGGGTGGCAAAATTTGACGCTCCCCATGACGCAACTGACGCAGAATTTCATTCTCGCCTGCATTTAATGGCGCAGTTGAGCCAAAGTAAGCCGCGCCAGTTTGATAGAACGGGTTCATTGATGCGCCATAAATAGCGACATCTTTTGCCAATTCTCCCGCTGTTTTGGCTCTGTTTTGATACAGTTCACGGCTAGGACGCATCCCAGAAACAACCGGGTCCGCCAATGCAAGAGCACGGCGAATCAGGTCATCGCGCAAACTGTATTTTTCATCAGCCATAACAGCCTCTTAGCGGCGGGAGAGCATCAACTGAATGATCTCAAGGGCCTTATGCAGCGCAGCATCCTTGTGCATCTTACCATTAGCTGCACCGCCAGTTGCGCGACCTTCGCCTTCTTCACGCGCACGTTCTACTGCACGGAAGTAAGCACCCTTGTTATCGGGATCAGCCTGCGCTGCTTGGAAAAGCTCACGGGACGATGCGCCCTTCTGATAATCAGGGTCATAAATCTTGCCCATAGCGCGAGACAGGAATCCCTGTTCTTCACGCTGCGGGCGCTGTGGAGGAGGCGGAATAACATCAGCGGAACGCGCAGCAGGCGCAGCAGCGGGTGCCGCAGCAACTTGCGGGCGACTGAATGCATTCATGCCCATGTCAGATGCGCCATAACGGGTCTGCATAGGTGCCATACCAGACATCTGCAAAGCGCGAGCAACCAGCGGATTAAGAGCACCAGACTGTGCAGCCGGGGCTTCTTCAGTTGGTTGATTGCCGTAGCGGCGCATCAGGGCTTCAGCGTCCACTGCATCGCCAGTGTAGTTGGACATAGGTCCTTCGCGATCACGCATCGCAGCCCCGCCAAGAACCGCAGCGCCAGCACCACCGGCACCAACCTGTGCAAGTCGCTGACCTGGCGTAAACCCATATTCAGAAACAGTTACGGGCTTGCCATCAACACCGAGGCGCAGGCTAGGCTTATAGAGATACTCAAAACCGCTAGGTGACTGTGCAGGGCGACCTTCAAGCTGGCCCATGCGCTTGCCGGCCTCCATGAAGGGGTCGGTGTAATCATACTTAAGCGGCTGTCCAGAAGCTGACTGCGGATAGCCAGTGCGCGGATCAAGAACACGCTCTTCGCCATACTTGGACTGAAGAACCATGCGCTCATTCGGGCTAATTGGTCCCTGACCAAATGCAGCACCCTTTGCAACAGGAGCGCCTTCAAACTTAAGCATCGCACTTTGAAGAGCATTGATTTCTTGCTGGATTGCAGCACGTTCAGCGTCATTCGTTGCGCGAGCCCAACGATCACCAAGTTGGCGACCAGCAGCTTCAAACTCTTCAGGAGTTTTGAACTTGGAGTATCGCAGCGCATAGGGAACGCGGCTTGCTTCTACAACCGTAGCTTCGGGAGCCCCGCGACCAAAACGGCTCACAATTGAATCAAGGAGTGCCATTAGAGTTCTCCGGTCTGCTTGCCATCAAGGGTAGGTTCGTTACCCTCAAGGCGTTGCATCATCTGATCACTGATAATCTCATTAGCAATCGGCATCCCCTGTGGATTGCGAATAAGTTCTTCAGCAAGCTTGATAGCGGCAAGACGTTCGCGGCTTTCGCGATCACGTTTACGGTTCACAGCATCCAACATGGCATCATGGCCGCGCTGTTGAATGTCGGCCATCTGTGCTTGGATTTGCGCCATCTTGGCCGGGTCACCCTGATCCTGGCCCATCTCCATCTGAAGACGAGCTTGATCCAAAGCGATTTTGGCTTCCGTTTCTTTGGCGCGGGTTTGGCTATCCAGCATACGAGCTTCAGCATTGCTCTTGCTGTTTTCCATATCGGCCATGGCCTTAATAAGCTCTGGCGGGGGCTTGCCCTGTGCAGAAGCAGGAACCATGAACTGTGCAGGGTTAGACCAGCCAAGCGCCTGAAGGGCTGCGGTATCAACTGCAATCGGGTCGTAGAGGCTGGGATTGCTCCCCGCCAACTGCTTAAGCGCCAAAACCTTCATCAAACGCTGGGTCTGAGAAGCTGTATTGGGATCAGCCTGCGGCACGAAATAGTAGCTATCCAACGCATCCGTAAATGTCTTTTCATCCCACGGGAACGCAGGCTTGCGGTTCTTCATCCAGAAGCTGTCTGGATGTTCGCGAAAACACTCCGACAGAAGCTCAAACTCTTCAGCCTGCGCTGCATGCATGCGCTTATGGACAGAGTTCAAAATCTTTTGGGCCTGTTCAATCATAGCCAGCGTGGTGCCGACTGGAGCATCAGGCTTTCCTTCAGTCACCATAGCTTCTGAAGTGCCACCAACGCGCATACCCGTATCAGCCATCTGGTTGACGAGATTCATCAACGCGCCAGACGGTTCTTTATACGGCAACGGCATAATGGCTTGCGTCAGGGGCATGTTGCCCGTCTTCACAAGAGCCATACCACCGGGTGGAACGCGGAAAATGTTGGTGTTCTGACGCGCACCCGTGTCAGCCATGAGGAAGCCGGGGAAGTTGTTGTACATGCCGGCGTCAAGAAGCTCACGCCATGCAGCCGTGATGGCATTTGTGGTGTTGCCAAGGATGTGCAGCAAGCCGATGTCGTAGAAACCCATGCCAGGGACAAAGGTATACTTAACGAAACGGCGTTTCGCGGTCGGCAAATCCTGATCGTCTTCGTCGTAGTTGCGAACGATAGACAGAACCTGACGAGATGAGACATCAATCGTCACGATATATGGAATTTCAAGGCCGGACTCTTTGCTTTTGTATTTATGCTCAAAGCCCGGAAGATTGAGTTCGCAGTAGACTTCATAAATCTCGCGATCACGATCATCGGGATTGTAGCTATCAAGCGCAATGCCCTGCTGATCCATTTTCTCGCGCTGAACAGCGTCAAGATCAGGCGCTTTAGGCGTTGACAGGTCCGTATCACGGTAAACGCCAAGGATTTGCAGGCGCTTAACTGTGTTGGGCGTCATATAGCTGCGGTGGGTAATGCGCTTGGCATTACGAAGATCGGTAGCAGCGTTGTTGACGATCAGATCGTCGGCATCAACCGTCTCAGAGACGGGACGATTACGCAGTGGGCAGTAGTAAATCTTCTTAAAACTTGTCCCGCCGAATCCAAGCATAAGCAACATGCGATCAGTATCAGGATAATACTCTGTCGCGGTCGCTGTCAGGTAATGGTTCAAGTCTTTTTGCAACGCATTGGCAAGTTGATCGTCTTGCAGCGTTGGATTGTTGTTGTCGTTACGGATTTTTACCGGGCCATCGGTCGGAAGAAGTTCTGAACGGGCATTAGCTTGAAATCGCAGCACTGCTTCAAGAAGAAGCGGATGGCGCACACGGCTCATTCCCTCTACGGGGGCTCCATCAGCGGTACCTTGAGTACCTGGAATTTCAATCTTGAGGCCAAGAAGCTTGATGCCCTGCGCGCGATCTTCAATCCAGTCGCGGCGGCTATCAATATCGTCGCGAATGCCACGCAGAAGGTCTTCTGCAACCTGATTGAGGTTGGATTCCGCAACATCATCTACGAGATTGCGGAACCAATCGTTTTCATCGCGCTCTTTGCGGTTGTCATTGATTGGTTTGCCATCAAGAGAGATGGTGAGAGAGCCATCTGGATGCTCAATCTCAAGAATTGCGCCGTCCTGATCTGTTTTGGCGCGGTCTGTGCCGTCATCCA